GTCAAAACTGTAGCCAATTGAACGGAGAAGCTGGTTCGCGTTGTTGTTCTGCAATTGCGTCGCGCCGAACGTGTCTGGCGTGGTCGACCCGGACTGCCCTTGCGTGATCAGCGGGATTGATGTCGTTTCCTCGGCGAACCGTTCCGCCAAGGTTATAATCGACATGAGTTGCTCGGTGACGTTGGGGATCGCGATGGCCATCATGGCCTGCCGCACGTCCTGCGGCCCGTCGTTGGTCTTGAACCATATCTTGTCGGGGGTGATCGTCCACAGGCCGTCCGCCGGTATGATCGCGCTCTGGTCGATGACCAGTTGGCTGCCCGCGCTCTTGCCCGCGTTGTTGAGCAACGCCCGAACGGCGGCGTTGACCATGCGTTGCGGCGTCCGCATCTGCTCCGCCACGCCGACGCCGGCCCAGCTTTCGGCGCGCCGCTGCCACGGCATGGAGTTATACGAGAACGAACCGCTGTCGAGCGGATTGATCGTGGCGCGGATGACGGTGTCGTTGATCAGCGTGACGATCACGAACACCTCGTCGCGCTTGTCGTTCTCGGCATCCTCGTCGGTGTAGGGATCGCGGCCCGAGGCCATGTCGATCGCGCGCATCTCCTCCTTGGTCAGCGTGCCCTGGAAATACCAGATTTCGAAACGATCTTTGTCGCGCTTCGACCCGGGACCGCGATCGGTCTCCGACCGGTAGGCCTTGTTCGGTCCCTCATCCAGCACCTGATCGATCGCGTCCCCGATATAACCGGGCAGGCTCTTAAGCTTGCGGATTTGCCGCGCCGACATATGGTCGCGCTCAAAGATGTAGCTGCCGTCGTGGATGTTCTCGCCGCACGCGGGGTCGGGGAAAATGTTCCACGGGTCCACCCACACCGCCGCCGGCTGGATGGTGTCCTTGATGATGACCTTAAGCTCCTCGCCGTGGCGTTGCTTCGTCAACGCCATCACGCGTTTGCTGCGCGGTGTCGGACCCTTCAACACGCCCACGCCAATGCGCGCGGCGTCGAAGATCACCTTGCGGATCTCGCCGCGATACTGACACGACAACAGCCAGTTATAGATTCTGGTCTCAGCCGCTTTGGCCTTCTCGTCCGCCATCTGAATGTTCTCGACGGCGAGGTCCTTGACCGTCAGCGGGACGTGCCCTGGCGGCGTGGGCGAGGCCGGGGCGAGCGGCGTGCCCGGCGGTGTCAGCGCCTGCCCGGGTTGGCCGGCGGGCGGTGGCGGTGCGCCTGGCGTGGCGCCCGGGGCGGGTTGCCCGCCAGCCTGCAACGCCGCCGCGGCTGCCGCCATGGGGTCGCCACCGGCTGGTGGGGCACCCGGCGGGGCAGCGGGCGCGCCGGTCTCGCCGGGTTGCGCCGGGCGCGTCAGCGGCACGCCCATGTCGCCGTGGACGACCTGGCTGGTGTCCTCCTTGGCCTTGATCAGGCGCGGCACCGGCATCGCCTTGAACGAGAACGCCTTATCGTCGGCGGGCAGCAGGATCTCGCCCAACTTCGCAGCGCCCGCGTCCACGTAGCGCGAGGTGAGCCGCAGGAACGCGGTCGATCGGTGGTCGGGGTTCCGGTTCCTGCGCTCCGTCATCAGCGGGCCATCCACGCTCATCGGCTTGGCCCAGCGTCCACCGTCGCCCACCTCGCCACGGTTCGCGTCGTCTATGCCCTCGTAGGCCTCGTCAGCGGCGCGCCACGCGTCCTCGACGCCCGACATCTTGCGCGCCATCTTCGCCTCGTCGCGCTTGGCGGCGATCTCAACGCCGATCGCGGCCAGCGTCGGGCTGTCCTCCTCGCCGCCGAGGTGTGGCTCGATAAGATCGCGTACGGCGCGCGGGAGAGCGTCGAGAACGTCGCTCAACGGATCACGCCGACGTGCCGTCGATGATCAGGCCGGTCGCCGCGAGCGCCACGCACAGCGCCTTGCCCGCGGTATTGCCAGCCCAGGCGCCATTGACCGTGGGCCGGGACGAGGGCGCGACAACGCCAAACACGCCAAGCCCACCCAACGCCGCGAGTTGTCCTGATGGGCCTATGGTCAGCGAATTGCCCAGAGCCGTGCTACCGAGTGGGGTGGTTTGTAAGATGATCTGCGAGCCGTTCGCGGTCGGTGTGAACGCTTCCGCCGCCTGAAGTATCATGCGAACGGACTCGGTCGCGGTGTAAGCCGCGCCGGTCCAACCATACCCACGAATGGCCGTGATATTGCGTCCAGACGGAATGCCACCGGCATCGTTGTAAGATCGTCCAGAAAACCCGGCGGTGCCGCCCACGCCGCCGCTTCCCGCCGCGTCAATCTCGATGTTCGCGCCAAGCGCCGTCGCGCCATTGAGTTGCAATAGCGTCTGAGCGTTGAACGCCACGGGGGGCACGAAGCCGCCCGACGCCTGGATTATGAGGGGGGCGGTCGTGGGCGTCACCTGCAATGAGACCCCACCAGCCCCGCTCGCCGCCAGCACCACGGGGTTCGTAGCCGTCACACCCGGCGTGATGGTCAGGGTGTTCTGCGGCGCCACGCCGATCGTCAGCGGGCCGGCCACCGTGCCGGAGCCTATGACCGCCAGCATGTCGGCCAGTCGACCGCGCGCACCGCCCGTGGGCGTCACCAGCAGGCTGCCCAGAGGCAGCGTCTGGTGCCTCGGGCCGATGACGACCGCCGAGTCGTTGCTGTTGGTGGTTCCGCTCATCGCAGACCGCCTCGCGGTAACGGCACTTCACCCAGCAGGAAAGACACCAGGATCAGGATGAAGATCAGCGCGACAATCGCGATGGCGATCGTGGCGAACGGTTGCGGTAACGGAATCATCTGAATGATCCAGATAATCAGGCCCAGGACCAGGCACAGGACCAGCAGCCAGATCAGCAATGAGATCATCCCAGCATCCCCATGGCAGCGTCATGCGTTTCGAACACCGGCACGCGCGGTCGCGTCTCGGTGGCCGGGTCGCGCGTCACGGCGCCGTAACGACCCGCGTCGGCGGCGTGTGAGGCCCAGTCATGGTGCGGGTGGTCCTGAAAGCGCCTGTTCTTGTCGTCCCACGCCTTGCGGTATTGCCGTAAAGCCTCAATCAGGCGGTCGCATTTCTTCATGTCGAACATGCATCGAGGCAGCATGGCGCGCACCGCGTCGATGCCGTCCTCGATGCCGATGTTGGGCGCGAGGATGAACCGGATGCCGAGGCCGGCGGCGGTCTCGCGGCGCGTCTTTCCGGTGCCAAATTCGCGCACCTCGATGTCGTGCGGCGCGATGTGGCGGCTGTAGACGTAGGGCTTCGCTTGCAGAACCTTGGCGTAATGCGACAGACCCTCGCCGCTCATTTCGTAATAGTCGATGACGCGGATCTCGCGCTGGTATCGTTGCACGAACCAAATGGCCGTGCTGTCGCCGACACCCAGGTCCCACCATGTCTCGACGCGAAGGTTTGGCTCGTAGGGCACGTTGCCGATGCGGCCTTCTTTCTCGGCGTCGGACATCTGCCGACCGTAGTAGGCGCCCACCAGGGCGGCGCTGAAACTGCAATAAAACTCTTGCTGGATCATGTCTTCCGACATGCCGGCGGCGCGCTCTTCATCGATGACATCGGGACCGATCACCCGGGTGTCATCGACCGTGAGTAGCTGGGCGAACCACGATGGGTTGCCCTTCGCCATCTCGTAAAGCATGGCGCCATGGTTGCGACCGCGCGCCGTGTAGATGAACACCGCCCAACCGCCGTTCTCGGCGAGGATCGGTCGGATGTAATCCCAGGCGGCGGGGTCGGCGACCGAGTATTCGCTGAACACCACGCCGACCGGGTTGGCGCCGATCAGCGCGTTGTAGTTGTCGGAGCCGACGAGTTGCCAGACCGAACCGCATTTCAGTTCGATCTTCATTTCGTCTTTGCGATGATTGATCCGGATCGAGGGCGGGAACGCCTGGTCGATCATCCTGCGGCCCGCGCGATCGATGCCGTCCCACACCGTTTTGCGCGCCTGCGCCTGGGTCGGCAGCATGTGCCAATAGGTGCCCTTGCGCTGGTGCGCGGCGGCGGCGGTCCAGTTGAGAGCGACGGAATCCTTGCCCGCGCGTCGGTGCCACACGGCGACGGCGCGTTTGCCGCCGCCCTCCAGGTGGTCCCAGAGCGGCATTTGATAGTCGTTGGGTACCCAGCCGTTAGGGATCGTTACGTTCGTGGCGACCCGTCCGGGTTGCGCGTGATGGCGATGTTAGCCCACATCGCGCAGTCGCGTAGCTGCCGCATCAGGTAGGTCTTGTCCGGACCATCTGGTATCAGGTCATCCATGTCCTTGGTGAATGTCGCGAACAGCGCGCGTGCGACGGTCATGGTCTTCATCTGTTCGTCGGTTGGCTTGAGGTATTCGAACGTCGAAGCGTGCAGCATGGTCACTCCGTTTTGCTCTTGGAACTAAACTTCACGACCTGTATCGTCACGTCTCCATCACCCGCCGCGTTGGCGTGTTGAACCTTGTCGCCGTAGG